ATCTGTTTGTGCACCTGTTTGAATCCATTTACCTAATCCACGCATTTTATAAGGAGTGCTTGATCCATTCTCAATGGATGCATCACCATTTCCGATTAATGTAGCTTCAACATCTCGTTTAAGTTCACGAATTGCTTTTGCTTCAGCTTGGGCAATCTTCGCAGGACCTACAGAGTCAACAGCATCCTGTAAATCGGATACCATATAATCTCTACGGAACTTTTGAACATAGTTACCAAGACGAGCACGACCACTAAATTTGTCTGTAAAGGCAGTAACATCTGCACCTTCCGAGATACCTGCGGTAACTGGGGATGCTAATTCATCGACTGTCCATTCAGCAAATGTAGCTGAGGCTTTCTGCTTTGAAGCAGATGAAAGGACTGGAGTTTCTTCTGGGGCGAGAATTGTTAAGACATCTGTCAAATCCTCACGATTAGAAACAGCAGAACCTGTATTTGTAGTATCAAATGTATTTGAAAACGACATAATATTTTACTTTCTATTTATTTATTTTTTAACTGTTGTGTTCTGAGAGTAATATAATCACTTATTGAGCCATTTGTTTTATATTGCTGGCTAAGATTTTGCATTTTCTTAGCTGATACTGTTTCAGTTTTTTCAGATCGAGATGCAGTTGGACCACCTTTAGGGGGTGTTAATGTTGGGGATTTTCCACCATCTGATATAGGTTTACGACCATACATAGATTGTGTAGCATGAGCTAGTATATATGGCATTTGTGCACCTACTTCAGGATTTCTCATCAATGGTTTTAATCTCTCATCACTTAACATAGCAATATACTTTTTATGCATTTCGCTATCCTCTTTTCCAACCCAAGGAAGATCTTTTTGAGCTTGTTCTATAAGTTGTTTTTTAACAACTCCAGCCTCATGTACCTTCTTGAGCTTTTGCATCTGTGCAGGAATAAACTTTTTGAGCATATTCTGAGAATGTTTAAGACTTTTTCTAACATCCGCTTTAGTTAAATCTTTACCCTTAACTGTAGCGACTGTTTCATCTATTCCATAATCTCCTTTCTCAAAAAGCAAATCTTCAGCCCATTCTACTACTTCTCTAGCTGTTTTGGCTTGAGATTGCAGTTTCTTGGGATCAGTTATTTTAGCTAGTGGATTATTTCTTACAACAGGAACTTCTGGTTTTTGATTTTGCATTTCCTGCATCTTGGCTTCCATAGCCTTGACACGCTCTTCTGCTTCCTTCCTTCTTGCTGTAAGTGCTCCAAATCTAGCGACTGCACGACTTCCGAGTTTCTCAGATATTTCTTTGAGATCCTCGTCAGACATTTCGTCTAAATTAAACTGTGAAAGAGCTTCTTCGGAAACTGGTTCTTTAGCTAATTCTTCTGTATTACTCTTTTCTACAGTTTCGTTAGCTTCGTTACTAGTTTCTTCAACAACTGGGGATTCTTCTTTAGGTGCTTCTGCTTGTTCAGCATTTTCAACTACTTCCGAATTACCCAAGCGTCTGTTGACAAAATCAGACGCTGATATATTTGACTGTACCGTAGGGATTGTTTCAACTCCACCCTCGATAGGAGCTGTGATTTCTTCTGACATAATATTTAACGCTATTAACGCCCAGCGATGGCGATGTTTTATTTTAACATACTATGCAAGCCCTAATCTATAAACTGACTATGTCTCTTTTTGAGTTCGTCATATTTACACATAACTAAGATTTGATCATATGATAAAATTTTGCCTGAAATCTGTTGTATATCCTCCGTAGAGGATTCATGTAACTCACTAATGCATTCTTCTCTTAATGAAGTTATTAGAGTTAAGAATTGTGCGAACTGATGGTGATTACCTAAATCTTTGAGTATTTTTTCTATATCCATTATTGATTCATATTTTGTGTATTCATTTGCCCCATAGCAGAAGGATCAGTTCCTATTCTGCCTATTTGTGCATTCTGTGCTTGAGTCTGCATAAACTGATACTGTTGTACATACTTTTGGAATCTAGCTTGGAAAGCTTGATCGCCCTGTAGTCTTTGTGCAACATCAGGTTGTTGTGCATAGTTTCCTATAATCTCCATTGCCATTTGTGCACCATTAGGTCTAGCAGGAACTTCAATACCAGCAAATATTTTAGCTAGGTCATCGGTAACATTCTTAACCATCTCTTGTTGTGCAACCTCAGCAGGTTGTAGGATACTATCAGCTAGTACAGGATCAATAGCATTAGCCATAGATTCTAGTAATAGATCGATATTAATTCGATTCGATCTATCTAGAGATGTTAGGTTTACTATTGATTGTAGCTTTTTCTCTTGCGACTCTGGGTCATTGTTTAATACATCATATGTAATAATAACATCAAAATCCTCATTGGCATCTCCCTTGGAAAAATTAACAGCATCTGGAGCACCAGTAACTTTAAAAAATACATTATCTGGTCCAAATCTCTGAAAACACTTAAAGCACATTTTTAGTACATTAGCACTATGCTCTAAGTATTTATCTACTAGGAATTGTCTACGAACCTTAGATAATGGATTCTCTACATCTAGCCCGACTAATGCATTTGCTTGATTTTCTAATGTTTGTTCGATCTCTATAGATCCATTAGGTGCTGGCGGTGTAGGACCAAACTCTAAATCTCCTTTTCTCCTATATGGTATCATCCTAGCTGGACCATAGTCCGTAGGTGCTTGACCAATGGGGTGCATAATCGGAGGTAAAGTAGCTAAACTATTCCTGTCTACTCTTGAGTCTCTTTCTACTTTTACTTGATTTTGTATACCCCTCAGTAGATCAGGAACAGTTGTAGTATCATAAAGTCTTTTACTATCTTCAGATAGTTTAGTGACAACAACTGGAAAGTCTTCATAGCCATTCATTAACTCGAACTTAGCATATCCTCGGACATTATCATTGCCAGAAAACTCCTTGTGGAAAATTGTTTCATATATGCCTTCTGCACCATCTTCTTTGTCAACTAACCTTTGGTAGCAATGTACAACCTCAATTAGTTCATTAGCTTCATATGCATTATCGGTTAGTGATATAGATCTACGACCTTCTTGTTCTCTTTCAATGCTGTCGATATTAACACCACGATATTTAGATATCATGAGCTCAACAAATCCCGCATCCCATCCGTCTGTAATAACTTTATTTTCTAGCTCTTGAGCTGTATAGTAAGTTCTCCAGAAACAATATGGTGCTCTCTGTGGATCTGTTACATATGGCGGAAAAAAGAAGTCACCATCTGGGGCTAATGTTTTAACCTCTGGTGCATCTATCTGTCTTCTGACTACTGGTAAATCCGCAACGCCATCTTTCCTTAACTGCTTTAAAGCCTTAATAGCTCTTTTCTCGTTAATATTAGGAAAGTATTGTTTGAATCCTTCTATGATAATATCATCCGATCCTTCATCCATGAGTAGGTCACCCATCTCTGGAGACATCTCATATATTTGATTCATATCTAATTTCTGTACAAATGTACGATCCTCTCGTAACCATCCTACATATGTTATCAATATCCCTCTTTCTAAAAGATAGTTAGCTCCGAGCTCCATCTCTTTGTTGAATCTAGGAATATATCCAGATGATGTCATCCATTTTAAAAATGATGATACCAGTTTAGCTCTAGCTAAGTCACCTACATTAACAGGAAATGCCTTAACATTAGATCTCTGTAATGATGTAACAAACATAGATACTAACTTAGTAATCCTTTCGTCAATAGTATGAGCCTCCATGTCGGATGCACCTTCCCAAGGGAATGCGTCAGCTCCGTGCTTTCTATGGTCACGAGACTTGCCTGCCCACCAATTTCGTCTATCATCATATGATGTTCGACATAAATCAAAGTAAGCCTCTAGTTCCGTAACTGTTTGATCATATGAATATCTCAAAGTGTTGACATCGGGCTCATCACTTAGGTATGTTAAAGAGTTGGAAATATTTTCGTTGTCCATTAGCGTTTAATTATATCATACATATCAAATCTATTTTTGTCTTTCATATATTGATGGTGGTTGAGCATAGTGATATGTAGTTATACCCCTGTCTTCATGTGCATCTAAATAGATAAATTTACCTATTAATTTACCCTGTAATAAATGTGGAACTCTGACAGGAACTTTCATAGGAATCTCCCGAATGAATACCATAACAAATCGATGATTGGGAGCTTCAGATAATACTTTACCTCTATACCTTATGGGCATAGGGCTATTAGAATCTAAGATCTCTTGCCCTTCATCCGATATCCAAGTATTCTTACCTTTGCCAGTAATCATCTCTTCGGTTAATTTATGTGTAGCTATTTCATTGGCTTCCTCAAATGGAATGCCTAGCTCTTCTGCTATTTCTGTTAATCTTTTTTTTGCCATTAATATCCTCCTTTGCCCCTTATTGTTGTAGTAAGGCTGTGTTTATCTTGATGGTCTGGTCCATCTCCTCCGTTTGACATACGAAGATAACGAATCAGATCGAAAAAATCTTTAAGTGCTTCGTCATTTTTACCATTGGAGTTATAATTAATTAAACTATCTATAAGATTGCCACAATCCTCGTGGATGTAGCACAGGGGACTATTGGATTGATCTATCTCCACATTCGGATTGTAACTGAACCAATCATCTAGGGATGCAATTCCGACTGCTTCCATTCTACCATCCGATGGTATGAAGTGCATATCATAGTCATAGAAGGATGTGAATAGATCATCATTATCCTCATTCTCTCTAGCAAAGTAACGACTATCACCAATACGCTCGAATACTTCTATATCTATATCCTCCTCTATTTGCCTAAATAGATCTGCATATCCCTCTACATTATATCCAATTTTTTTAGAAGCTGGACCATATCGCCACTTAGGTTCTCCAAAGAGTGCCCATTCCCCGTGTGTATTACGGTCAGGGAACTCACTCCTAATATAGATCTCACCTTTAGCATTAACTCCAGCCCAAATTGCAGAGTAGTTTCTTGCTCCTGCTGGGTCAACCACTTGATAACAAGTAAATTTGGACTTATCAGATATATCAGGAAAGGTTCTTCCGTATTTATTGGGCTTCGATGAGAGTACATTTACTTCTGGGGTGAATAGTGGCAATAGAGATGTCATTGACCTAACGGGTACACCATATGCTCTGACGAGTATTTCTTCTTCAGTCCTGCCACGGAGGTCTTTAGCTATTCTATCATATCCTCCAAATGGATTTTCATCGGTATGGAGATAACATATAGAGGCATCCATCTGTGGACTATATTGTTTTACTGGTAGATCTCTATTGAGAAGCTCTGCCCTTCTGGTCTCAAGAGTCTCTGATCCTTTTAGGTACTCCGATATAAATGGCGTATAGCCATCAATGGGTGTAAATCCAATAAGTAGCTTAGAATCTCGTGTTGCTAAACGGAAACGCAATGTATTGACTAAGGTAGCATCGCCTAGGTACTCATCTAACCATGCACCAATATTTAGGTATGTAGGATTTTTAAATCCAAACTCGAATCCCTCTAGGATAGTCTGGTTATTAGTGAACTGCGTATATGTCTTGAAATCAACCCTAGTCTTTGTATCAGGGAAGATAAAGGAAGATCCAGTAAATCCATTCTGCATACTATAGTTAATATAACCATCTATCGATTTAGTCTTCTTTTTAAATTCTTTAGGCATCATCTCCCAAATGGCTGACTGCTGGACTTTGACTGAGGTATCCGCATTCTGACTAAAGCAAACAATATGCCCATTTTCCGATTTGGTAACAGCCTCCATGACTATCTTCGCACACCCAGTAGTCTTACCAGATCTATTACCACCTAGTGTTAGACACTCATTATACTTAGTTAAGCCTGATCGTATCCGATCCCAGCCATTGAGGTCAAAGCCATGATATAAAGGATCAATTATACTATCCTCTATACGCTTCTCATGAAGCCTATGCATATCAGATAGTAGCTTAGGGTCATTCTTAGCTAGTAGTAGTATATCCTCATCAGAGGGAATACTCAGAAAGGGGTGTTTAGAGAAGCTTATTTCCATTACTCTTCTTTATCATCTCTATCTTCCTCGACCTCTTCCCAGTCGATCTCGATCTCATCCTTATTCATCTCTGCTACAGTCTCACGACATAGTGCCTTACCTATATAGTAGTTACTATAATCATACTTTAATGCCTCATCACTATCTATAACAACTATAGCCCAGTTAGTAAAATGCTCAGAGAGGATAGCTTTAGCCTTATCAAAGGCTTCTTCCTCATGTGGACTCATTCTAATCCTCGCCATCTTCAATCCTTTCAGCCTCTTTGATCTCGCTTAACCTAATCTCTACCGCCTTGATGGTATCTCTATAATCATCCTGCGTATGCACCTTTCTCTCCTCAGATATGTTAGATACCTCTCCACGGGCTGTGAGAGCCTCTCTAGAGGCATTTGCCATTGCGATGGATAGATCCTTCAAATCTTTGACTGTAGGCTCTATATCACCCATTTCTAATCGATTACGGATAATATTAGTTAAATCCTCTGACAGAGATGTCATGTTAATGTAATTCTTAGCAGATAGCTTACCTCCTAATTCACGGAACTGATTCTTATAATCCGCATAATCTACCAATGTATTGATAATAGTATCACGATCTAGCTTATACTTCTTTACCATCATCGTCTGGGATACACCCGTAGAGAAAAGATATAGTATCTTAGCTACCTTCTCAGGATCATACCTAGATAAAGACTTAATACCTTCGATTTCTTTCTTCTGGGCTATATCTTGTATAGCACCATTAATAGAGGATGAAAGTACCTCTTTAGTTTCTTTACCATTTTCCATTATGGTAAAACCTATACCCTATATAATATATGTCAATAATAAATAGTATAGGTCTTTCTTTTTTGGAATATGAGTATCTAAGCCCTATCAAGGACTAATTTTTTTAAACCCTACCTTATATATAGATATAAAAAAAATAAAAAAAAAATATAACCCCCTCCTCCCCATAGTGGAGTCGATAAGTAAATCTAATGCTAGGAATTAATGATATTAATATCACGATCGAAAAAAAAATGATCCTGATTAAAAAAAATTCATGCGATTCAGGATCAAATAAGAAAATCTTTCAGGCAAATTCAACCCATCTTAAGGGAGAGAAAAGGCTTAGATTTAGACATAAAAAAAAGCCTTAGAATTGCTTCTAAAGGCTTTTGATTTTTTAGCTTATCCTTTCCCCGTATTTACCAATCTCCGCTCCTGTGCAATGGTCTAGATTGAATTGCTTAACGACTGCTTCGACATGGTTGGAAATGTGAGAGAGATCTTTTGGATCTAGCTTTATTTGATTCCCTTCGGTCTCCTGATCGATTGTATTTTCTAATAAGGAGGCTTCTATGAAGCGGTCTTTATCAAAGTTTCTATTATCGATTTTGAGATATTCTAAGAGATTATATTTAAACCGATCTTTTAGAATAATGATTCCCTTATCTGAATTGAATTCGATAAGGTTATCTGCGATTAACTTTGATAATGCGTTGTAATGTTTTCTACTTAACATGATTTTTTATATTTGGTTTTAATGTGAAATCCTGAGTCAT